CGATCCTCTCTTCTTAAGGAGACATACGATGGACATGCTATCAATTCGAGTCAACAAGGTCAAAAACCTTATAGACCTCTGCAGCCAGAACAGTATCACTACTGCTATAACTGCGGACGACATTGATTCTCTACTGACTGAGGATATCTCTGTAGCTGAGAAGCTACGACGGATTGAACTCATAAGTAGGGATTTGCATGAGCTTTTGTATGCCCCCCCTCGAAGATAGATTGGGAGACCTCTACGGAGATGTGCCATATGATTTCTCATATGGGCCTTCACATCGTCCGCGGTACGGAGATAATTATGGTTACGAAGACGGAGCTCAAATGGCAGACTTTTGACAGGTCTTGGAGTTATAGAAATTTGCAGACTGGTGCAACAAGCACTACCTCTGCTTCTACAACTATCAAGGCCTCCAAAAGTCGTACGTCATCTGGGCTCAAAGACTTCAAGACCAAAATTGCCTCCGGAGTTAGTGCTACTACGGCCCTCAATGCTTATGATCAAACTATTCATGAGTACACTGTTGGACGTATCAGCGCTAAGGCAGGGAACAACCTTTATGAGAACTGGCCTTTAAACCCGAACACTAGCATTCCCGACGCCGGCTTGATTTCATCAAGCCTCGTTACGGAAGCTAGGGCTAAGGCGTATGGCTATATGAACGGTTACATCAACGACACGTACTCCAAATTTTCTGGACAAGTGTTTGCTGGTGAGCTGCGCGAAACTCTCGACATGCTTAAGAATCCACTTGGGAACGTTAGAGAGCTCTTGATCCAACTGATCAAGGCTCTCCTCGCTCTCAAGACTGGTAAACTTAAGGGTAAAGAGCTTGCTAAAGCTATATCTAACGTTTGGCTTCAGTTCCAGTTTGGAATTATGCCTTTAGCGTCAGATATTGACTCTCTCATAGATATAATCAATGATAAATCTAAGAACATCGCCACTCGAAAGAACCGGTTTTATGGTTCTGCCGAGGCTAGCACTACGTCTGTTGACAACAGTGCTGGTACAGGCTTGTCAGCCGTGTATTGCCGTAGCGAGATGAATACTACCGATCGTGTAGAATGTATCCTACATGCCGGCATTATCTTTCGCCATAGCTTTTCGCAGCTGTCGGAGCAATCTGGCGCAATTCAGGAGTTCCTGAATTCGTCAGAGCTTCCCAATACTATCTGGGAATTGACTCCGTTTTCGTTCTTAATTGATTATTTCACAAACATTAGCGAGATAATTTCCTCGTCCACACAGAGTTATGCTGATATCAGCTACATCTCTGAATCGATCGTTAAGACTCGAACGAATGTAAATTCAATCGGTTCTGTACGATCAACAGACGGGTATTTCACGATAATGAGTTCCTCACCAGCGGTTAGCCGTATTTCCACCCGCACAGTCGCAAGGGGAGCTAGTGCATCGGCAATTCCGCCGTTGTACGTTAGTCTCCCTGGCAGCTCTATTCAATATGAGAATATGGCTGCTCTTCTTGTGAAACTTTTTCTTTGAAAGGGAATATCTAATGGCAATTTCCATGCCTTCGAGTATTACCGGTGCAGCCCAAACCGGGCTTACCACCCCGACGTATACACTTATTGTGGATACGTCGCCTGACATCAACGCTAAACAATCTGTGGTGTCCGCACTTGGCGGCACTCAGACTGGTGTTGATGTTCATTCCGTCGCACGCCCTTTCTCCGTGTCCGTTTTCCGCCCGAAGAGCTTTGCTTCTTTGGGAAAAGTGAATCCGGTGACCGGCGTGCTCAGCGGTGTAGGTCGAAATACCTACAAATGTCTGACTCGCAAAGGGGTTACCCCTCTTGCTGGCCAGGCATCTCAGGTGTCCATCTGTCGCACCGAGATCGAGATTCCAGCAGGTGCGGACACGGCTGATGCAGCCAATGTCCGAGCCATGCTGTCGGCTCATATCGGCCTTCTCCAGCAAATTTCCGCTGGTCTGGGCGATACTGCCATTAACGGCGTCCTTTAAGGCACCAATCTCGATACTTCGGAGCTTCATATGGACTTTAACCCTGAGTCGCTTATCGGAAACCTGGAAGACGATGCTCAACGACACACCTCTTTGCTGGGCTCCTATAGACTTGAAGTCTTGAAGAGTACTTTGCTGAAGAAGTATGTCGCATCGTCGAGTGCATCTATTCAGCTTGACCGAGATGCTCGTGCCGATTTTATTCGGCGGAACCTTGATGTGCAAAACTTCGAGGTTCCTGAGTCTCTGCTTGTGAATACCCTTGCGCATCGTCTGAGTATTGACCTGACAAGTGATTGGGATGGTGAAGTTAATTCATCTTACCTTTCTCTTTATAAGGTCGCTGCTCGTGGAGGCGTAGGTCCTGGTGCCAGTGTTAAGGCACCTGACGATGATTTTCTGTCAAAGTTATTCTCCGACAGCATATCATGTACATCAGAGGCACTCTTTAGCTTTTTTAAAGCTACATTACCTGCTAACTGGGAGAGCGCTTATAAGCGCTTTCCTCAGAAATCGGTAATTGTTCCAGGTGGCAATCTTTCAACTGTTCCTAAGGACTGTACTAAAAATCGCACTATTTGTATCGAGCCCACGCTGAACATGTATTTTCAGCAAGGGATCAGGTATCAATTGGAGGCTTGCCTTCGTCAACGGTATCAAATTGATATCACGACTCAGCAAGTCAAAAATCGCGACCTGGCGCGGAAGGGTTCTGTCGATGGCTCGTTGGCCACGATTGACCTCTCCAACGCTTCCGATACAATATCTTACAAGCTTGTTAAGCGTTTAATTCCTCCAGTCTGCTTTCAGACTTTAGATCTTACGCGCTCTCCCAGCTTTATAGATGGTGGTAAAGAATACAGGATGGGCATGATATCAACGATGGGAAATGCTTTTACATTCCCATTAATGACTCTGCTTTTTTCTGCTCTCTGCCACACGGTAGCGGCTTTTAGGGGCGTTCGGCTGTCTCCAGATAATTTCGGTGTGTTCGGTGATGATATCATCGTTCCCACTGTGATTGCTGAAGATTTGCTAGGCGCTCTTACACATCTCGGTTTCTGTCCCAATGTAAACAAATCCTACACCAGAGGCTTCTTTAGAGAATCCTGTGGCGGGGATTATTTCCGCGGATGTGATGTCCGTGGAATTTACGTAAAAAGGATGGAAAATGAAGCAGATGTGTATTCAGCCTTTAATCGCCTACATCGTTGGAGTCTTGCTCACGGTATTAACCTTAACTCTACTCTCTCTTATCTTAAAGGATTGGTTAAATTTCGACCAGTCCCCAGACATGAGAGTGCAGACGCGGGATTTATCGTCAGTTCAGACATCCTACAATCGCCGAAGCGAGACAGCAACGGGTGCTGGTATTACCGGCCCTGTGTCACCGTCCCACGACGACGAAATGTATGCGATAGAACGTACAACCCAATTGGTGCAAAAATTGCAGCGATTGGAGGCTACGTTCGGAACAACTCAATAAGTCTACGGCCTTTTAAGCGTAAACTTATAGTGGTCAAGAAGAAAACTCCCTGTTGGGATTTTTCGAATGACCCCGTCCTCTTAGGTCGAGATTTAAGCGATTCATGGCATCAGTTGTTGAGCTGATTTCATGAACGCTTAGTCGCACCCTTCCAAGGAAGGAACACCCCATCTTTACTCGTGAAAGACATGTTTTGC